TTACGCTATCCGTCCCCCCGTTACCCGTTGGGTACCCCTCCCGTCCCCTTGCCGTCCCCGTTACCCCCAAACTTTGCCCCGTTGCACCCGTTTAAAATCTTATTCAGGGACATTCATTCACGCTACTTTTGGCGCTTAATTCACTATTAAAGCACCAATAAACGCGCCTTAATAACCCCCCAACAAAAAGCACCCGTTAATTTTCGCAATAATTTAACCCCCGCGAAGCCCCGTAAACATTGACATTTTAAAAAAACTTTGCAAAAAATGAAAAAAAAGTTTGCAAAATACTTGCATTGTAAAAGAATTGTACTATATTTGTAAAAGAAATGAACGGGAAAACAGCCCCTTTTTAATCTAACTAACTGAAAATCAATAACTTAACAAAAAAAACATTATGAAAACACAAATTTTAAAACAATTAAACAAAATTAATTTAGATTTATTCTATTGCGTAACACTAAGAACAACGGGAAACTCTATCGACTTGCAAGGGGAAATTAACCCTGAAAATATAGCCTATTGCATTGGTTTAGGTGTTACCGAATGGAAAACAGAAGGGAAGTTTTTAACGGCTCAAATTGATAACATTACAATAACATTAACTTAGTATTAATTAACGGGGGCATAAAGCCCCCAATTAAACCTTAAACATTATGAAAGCATTACTAAAAAAGATTGACTTAATTAACTCAATGATTGAACAGGTTAACGACTTGGAAAATATCCCTGTTACTTATGCAGGTGGAACATTCCCGCATTATGTAGTAATTAAACCTATTAAAGTAAAAAATCAATTCGTTACTATTGAAAGCGATATAAATAACTATTCATTTATAGATAAGAAAGAAAGATATAATTTAAATAAAGTTTCTTTATTGGGTGACGAATATTGCAAAAAACATTTAAACTATACTTTGAACATCATTTTAAAATCATTTAAAAAATCATTAAACTAAATTATTAACGGGGGGTTAACACCCCCCAATTAAACCAAACACTATGAAAACAATTTTAAACATCACATTGGCAAGCATTGGAATATTAACCCAATACAATTACATTTTATTCGCTTGCGTTCTATTAATAGGGTTAATAA